TGAAATAAAGCCCTTTTTACTTTATTTCGTCGACCACGCATCAGGGTGATCCTGTCAAGATGCAGGCTAGATTTTTACGACCTCGTGTCTCACACACGTGAGGCGCTTGCTGCTCCGCTCCAACGTAGTTAGAACCAGAAGTAGAGGTAGCGCACAGGCGGAGGAGGAGGGTTCCGTTGATCCTCGAGTTTGTGCGTCATCCGTATAAATCCTAGGCTCAATTGATTATCTTTTCAGGTCAAGTTTGACTTAATTTACAAGAACGAGACTTCTATAAACTCTCACCGACGCCATAGCCTTTTTGACCAAGGCTATGGCTAACACTTTTAATGCTCTTGCTGGTGTGTTGGGCCGCCCTCGGACCGGCACCATATCAGGGCCAGCGAAGTACCGCAAGTACGCGGCTTCGATGACGACGTCAGTCCAGATCCGTGGCGTAGACGACCTCTCCGTGAAGAGGATCCTCTACGAGGTCGGTCTCCGGCACAAGTCTCGGGATGTGGCTCTGGCAGCTACACCCGAAACCGTGACGATGATTGAATCGGCCTACGATAGCTCGGGGCTCGTTTCGGATGTGCTGTCCGGGCTGGCCCGTAAATTCAGCAACTTCTCAGGAACCTTTGACGTTTCTAACCTTGCTGGGGTGGTCGAGCGCTTGGCAAAGGGGCTCGCCGCCGACAGCGCTTACGAAGGGGGTTGCACCGCGCAAGGTCTCTTGGGCGGTAACGAAGTCCGCGTCCACGCGTTAGGGACGTACACCGGGCCCGTAGGGGCGCACCGAGACACGGTGTTTATCCCGCGTCTGGTTGATAGCGTCCTCGCTCCGGACGTGTTTTCGGTGATGGTACATGCGGTTTGCGGAGAGGGCGGGATAGTGGCTACTGACCTAGTGGAGCTAGACGCCAACACCCGCGAACCCCTCATCCGCGACGTGGACGATGGGGCGTTCAGCACTGCGGTCGTCGACGCCCTCCGCCTGCTGGGGGCGAACTTCGCTGCCTCTGGGCAAGGAGAGCTATTCTCCTTGGCTGTAGTCAGAGGTCTTAACGCCGTGTTGACGGTGGTCGGCCACACTGATGAGGGGGGTGTGGTTAGAGACGTGCTCAGGAAGGGCGCGTTCAGCACGCCCTACGGTGCAGTGCACTGTGGGCTGCAGGACTATCCGGGCCTGCCGGCGTTGGCTTCCTCGTCGACGTCGACGATCGCTGGGTACTGCGATTCCCTGCTGTTGTCCGCCGCCGCTCTGGTCGCCCACTGCGACCCCGGGGTGGTGTATAACGGGAGCTGGTACCCCACGGTCCTGCAGGGAACCAGTCCTGTAGATCGGGAGGTGCGCCCTGGAGCCGAGACTCCAGGGACTGCTGAAATGGCCAGGCGCAACAAACGCGCACTGCTTGGTCGTTTCGACGTGTTCTCACGTCAATACACTGCGGCCTTGGCCAAGTTGTTCGGGCTGGAAGCAGGTGGCACAGCGGCCTCGCGGCATCTCACGGCCAGCGCCTCGCTGCTGGATGACGACAACCGGCATTTGAAGTTCGCCTCCGTGAGCCCGTACTTCTGGGTGGAGCCGACGAGCATCATAGCTCACAACTTCACCGGGTACGTAGCAGAGGCGGAGGGTTTTGCTTCCTTGTGCGGTAGGGGCGAGCGTGTGACGAGACCGGCGTGGGAACAGATAGCGCCTGCCCCAGGAGGGGACGTAGCTAGTAGTTCGTACTACATCAGGTTTCGCGGGGCACGGGCTTGTGGCTACCTCCACCACTTCCACGGGCACGCCAACGACGGGATGGCATTCGTTGTCCCCCGACAGCTAGACCCTGCGGGGGTGATTCATCCAGGGCCCGATCAAGAGGAGGAAGTGAGGGACCGTCTGGAGAAAGGGGCCCACATAGGGCGATACCTGTGGCGCAGGGGACAGAGTCCTATTTGTGCGCCCGGGGAGTTCCTCAACTTGGGAGAGACAATGGCGCTACGCTTCAGGCATCTCCTACACGATGAGGATGGTTACGCCGTAGCGGTCCACTGTCCCGGACACGGTGAGGTCGAAATCCTGGAAGTGTCGTACGCCGCGTCGGCGCCTATCGGGATTTCGGAGGGGCCCCTGACCTCCGCACCGGCTGAAGCCCGGCGGGCGCGGACAGCTGCCACGCGGGCGTTAGTGTCGGCGTGCTCCCAGGCCCAGGCGTACAGCCAGGCCACGGTCGACGACCTGCCCCTGTTGGCCTCGGCGCCGCCTGTACTTCGGCGGGCGGCCCAGACACCGGCCAAACCAAGCGAAGGGGTGATCCTCCCCGGAGGTGGAGGTAAGTTAGTGGACGTCCCCAGCGCCCCGGACGATAACGAGGCCGGGTACACGCGGGGAACTGCTCAGCGTGTCGTCTTGCATGCCGACGCTGTCCGCGGACCTGCGGTAGAAAGGGGCCAGCGGCAGGGGGGTGGCGGCGTAGGACCAGACACGCCGGCTACTGTCCCACGGCCTACACGCGTAGTGGTGGACGATGGGGAGGACGCTGGAGCTCCGGGTAGACCGGCGCTAACTGCTGAAGGGGCGACCGGCCGCCGAGAGCCTGGCCGCGCCGAATAATGGCGGCTCACCTATCCATCAGTGAAAGGCGCGCAGCGCTCGGCCATCTGGGCGATGTCTTCTATGGCATGCTCGAGAAGGCAGAGTTTCCCGCCGAAAAATTTCGGGAGCTGCGCGCCACGGAGCAGCTGCTGCTGCTGTCGGTGGGTGGTGGGGTGCTGAACAGCTCCTTGGCTCTAGCAGTGGAGTTTAATAGGAGGGTGAGAAGCCGTGTTGGCCTGAAGGGTCAGCCGGGCTTGAAAACGGGGGTGGTGGTTGACCCCCTCCTCAGAGTGGCCGCGTCGATGTTATGTGCACGGTTTGCGGTGCAGGTCGAGATGACCGACTCGAATGTCAGGCGCTTGGTTAGGCTGGCATTTCCAGAGGCACTGCCCCCTTTATGGAGTGGGGTACCGGCTGAGGTTAGGGGGAAAGTCTCTCTGTCGGCGCTTGCTGCCCGCGCTGACCTCCGGGAGGTGTGTTTCCCGTACAAGACAGTGCCGCAAGCGACGCGGAAAGCCAACGTCCACTTAGCCTCTCTCCTGACGCCCAAGGCTCGCGAGCTAGTCGGAGGCCTCGACAGGCTGATTGGTTGGTTAGCTGGGAGATGCTCAGATGACCAAGTGTGTTCCGCCATCATCTACGCCCATGCGTTAGGGTCTAGGTGGGGCCCAGGGGCGGCAGAAATTGCGGCCCGCTACATACTGGATCCGGAGGGAGCGGTCAGCGTCGGGCTAGTCCTCAAGGCTATGGGAGCGAACAGCGGGCCGCTCGGGGCTGCGCTCGTCGAAGGGAAAAGTCTCCAGGGAAGGGGGGTCGGTTCTCTGGACTTGGCCAAGGAAGCCGAGCAGCGCTGCGACCCCGACTGGGTGGCGGGGAAGGTCTTACACTGTGACCCTGAGGAGCTGCGGCTCGTGATAAGGCAGATCCTTTCTGAGGAACTGAAGGGTCGGGAGATTGTTTTTGACACCCCGGAGCAGTTCTGGGAGCGGCGGTGGCAATGGTGCGTCAACGGGTCTCACAACAGGACCTGGGATGCCCGAGCTGGCGTCGACTTGCCCGCTTCGATGCCGGGCTGCGACCGATTCTACCGGCGGGCGTTCAGTGAGGTCTGCAAGGTGGAGACGCTGACTGGGTGGTCGGGGGAAGTATTAGCTGGTGTAAGCCCGAAGTTGGAGAACGGAAAGACCCGGGCGATCTTTGCGTGCGACACGCTGAGCTACTACGCTTTCGAACACCTGCTGGGGCCGGTGAGTGCTGCTTGGTTGGACCGGAGGGTGGTGCTGGACCCAGGTCGAGTGGGGCATCTCGGGATGGCGGAGCGCATCAACCGCACTAGGGACGGTGGTGGGATTGACGTGATGTTGGATTACGACGACTTCAACTCACATCATTCCAACACTTCAATGAGGATTCTCTTGGAGGAGACATGCGCGGCCGTGGGCTACGACGAAGAGTTGGGTCGGAAACTGTGCCAGTCCTTCGACAATACGTGGGTTAAAACCCCGGCAGGGCTGTCAAGAGTGCGGGGGACCCTCATGTCCGGCCACAGGGGGACGACGTACATCAACAGCGTGCTCAATGCAGCATACATCAGGCTAGCGGTGGGGCGGGCCGCTTATGAAGGTATGGTCTCCATGCACGTTGGTGATGACGTGTACGTCAACTGTCCGACCCCCGAGGGGGTGGAGGAGCTGGTCGATCGGTGCGCAGCCATCGGGTGCCGGATGAACCCGACAAAACAGAGCGTGGGCAAGGTCGGCGCGGAGTTCCTGAGGATGGGTATCAGGCGCGAGGGGGCGCACGGGTACCTGGCACGGAGTGTGGCATCGCTGGTGTCCGGAAACTGGGTCAATGAGAAAGTGATGGACCCGGAGGAGTTGCTGAGCAGCATGGTGGGAACCGTCCGTTCCCTCATCAACCGCAGCGGGTGTGAGACAGTGCCCCAGCTGTTGGCACCAGCCGTCTCGGCCGTGACCCGGATAAAGGTAGCGCGTTGTGTGTCACTCCTTTCCGGGCAGAGCGCGCTGGAGGGGAGGCCGGTGTTCAACCCACGCGACGGGTTGATCAGAACGTGGGCACTGAGAGTTGAAAGGCCCGCGAGCAAGGTGAAAGCCAAAGACCTACCGTCGAATGCGACGGATGATTACTTGGCTAAAGCGGCGAGCGTGTTGGAGCTGCGTGGTGCGGCTATGTCTACGGTGGACCCCAGGGCGGCTATGTTGGACTCTTCTTATAGGAAGACTCTGGCAGGCGATACTGACCCGTCGAAGATTAAGCTGACACTGAGGAGCTGCACACCTGTGCTGGCAAGAGGCGCTACGAATGCGCGGGACTTACTGCGGAGGCCTTGTCCTCCCGGAGCTCTGGAGCGGTACCCGTTGCTCCAGCTAGTCAAGTCCGGGTTGCGGGACTCTGACGTCCGTGAGCTGGTCCGGGAAGCTGGGGGCGACTGGACCGCTCGGGACATAGGGGCGGAAGCTTGGGGGATTCCAAGTCGGTCGAGGGCCATATCCGGCGTGGCGTCATACACTGACGCGGCGAGTCTGGCGAGACGGGCCGAGACCGACGTGGTGTTTTTCCCTTACCCTGTGCACATGTAGAGTGCTACATGCATCGCACAGGCGACTATTAGGCCCCGAAAGGGGTCAAAATGCA